TTAAATCGTGCGTCCGCTTGCTCTGCGTCCTTACGCTCGTCGCGGTAGCGCTTGACAATCTTCTCGCCACGCTCTGTCCACTTCTTATATTCTTCTTGGTAGCGCGATATTTCGTCGTGCCAAGGCTGTGCTGATAGTTTGTCACTCATTATATTCGTCTACCTCTACGTTTCGAGCTGTGTTCCCACAACTCCTCTAAGGACTGGTCTTCCCAGAATTTTGCTTTGGGCTTTGGCGCTGCGTCTGGTCGTTGTTCACGCCATGCAAGACACGCGTACCGGAAAGCGTCAGCAAAGTGAGATGTCCAATCGTGTTTAGGTCGTTCATTAAACACCTTTTTGTCCACATTATACTCTCTTTGGTACTGTGTTAGCGCTTCCATTCCTTCTTTGCAGCTTGGGTCGAACCAACAGTTTGCTAATGATAACCTAGCGGCTTGTATCCCGTCCATAAGTGATATGTTTGGCACAATTCTAGGCGACCACCCAAGTGACCTAAACTGCTCCTCAATACTTCTGCCCGTTTGCAGTGATTTAGCCTTCGCGTCATGCGGCAAATACAGCCATTCGCCGTAATCATAGCCTTTACTCTGCAAAATGTCATGATAGTGCGCGATAGGCATACCACTGTTGCTGTAGCAGTCAATGAATCTAAGCTCTTTACCCGCCACTTGGAACCACCAAATTGCCGTGTCGTCACTCCACCCCAAATCGATAGCCGCAAATGTCTTGAGTTTGCGGTCATAGCAAGGTCTTTCCCTACCTGACTGCTTCACTTCGTACATCTCCTTACCGTATATCGCCCCCGGAATAGCCGCGTCGAAGTTGCACTCCATCTCCTGTAGCCACGCGTCCTCCGACAACTCCTCCCTCAGCGCGTCAATCTCCTCTTGGTCGAGGATGCCAGAGTTAGATGCCGTCAGCAGTAGGGTAAAGCAGTCCTTATCTTGTTTTCCTGCTTCAAAGCGTTCATAAAAGCTATTCTTACCCTTTGGCGTCCCAATAATTATCGCCCACCCTTTGCGGTCAGCCAGCGCAGGACGGATAACATATGGCCATACAGTTGACTTCCAATCGCCATACTCGTCAGCAATAATCCCATCAAAGTAAAGACCCCGCAACCTGTCAGGGTTATCAGCACCAAATAACTGAATACGCGCCCCGTTTGGAAAATCGAGTCGTAATTCACTTTCGTTCACCTTTATGTTGGGTATGGGTTTTGTAAACGTCTTACAGTAATCCCAGATTACTTGTTTTGCCTGTGAGTAGTATGGGCAGATGTAGGCATACCTACCGTCCCCACTAGAGTCTGTGCAAGCACACTTTATCAGTTCATTAATACACGCTACCGACTTGCCCGCCCTTCTGTGAGCAACCACAACTGCCCATCTTTCTTTTCTTGCGTGTAGTGGTCGAAATACATCTCTTGGCTTATAAGGTATGACAACTTTCATGACTCCCACCCTATGACAAGGCTTGCCGCTGTGCCGTCCGCGTTAGTGATACCGAACGCCACTCTATTTTGCTCTTTAGCGCTTGCCCACCCGTGTACGTTCTGAAGGATAGCTAACGCCGCCTTTGTGTCACCCCCTAGCGCGGCGTCTTTTAGCACCTGTGCCATTTGCGCCTCTGCGTCGGCAGCACCCTTCATCGTCATCAACTCAACGTTTGGGTCTAGCTGACACAGTTGCCGATACTCGCTTGGAAGTAGCCCCGCAGCGAGGGCTAGCTTGTCACCCTTTAGCCCAAGTGCTGACGCATCGTAAATGGCGTTTAGACGCGCCTCTGTGACTTTTAACTCTCTTGGTGTATATGGAAATGATTGCATGGTCGCATGAATCCTTAGCTTGTTAAAAAATATTTATAATATATATGGAAATGACTTTTTTGTCTGTGAATGTTTTGCATCACCTTCGGAATTGAACGCCCCCCCCCTATGCGTCAATATTTTGACGGTATATATGGAAAATGCTTCTACTAGACATGGTAGGCCTGCCAGTCGTCTTGTCAAGTCCTCCCCGCCTGCGCTTTTTTATTTTATTTTACCCCCCCCCCTATTGCTGGAAGCCACGAATTACGCGGGGTGCAGAGGATTCAAGGCTAAGCGTCAATTATTTGACGTTATTGTAAGTCATTGATTTTTATAGCTTATCAAGGGTAAGCGTCAATATATTGACACTAATGCTACCCTTGCACCGGCTTGATTAGGTTTGTAGGCAGTTGTTACCAGTCTATTCTGCACTGCCTACAATTGACAACGCTATCATTTGCCAGATTGCGCCGGAATAATTTTGTAGGCAGTGTAGGCAGTGTGGGCACTGCCTACACAGTCGCTGGCTTGCTTTAGAATTCTGTAACATAACTGTAATATAATAGACAATTTTTAAAGTAGATAATGATATACCTACAACTAACAACAAACCCGCCAGCATAGCGCGGGCGTGGGCGCGCGCGTAGGCAGTCAATCGAATGCTATCCTACCCACCGCATATAGACACGCTACCCACAAAACGTTAGTTTGCAAAATAAAGTATTGCAATAATTAATTATCGCTGTATAATGTTTTGCAAGTCAGCAATATTGCTGACTGCCTACAATGACAACATTTTGAGAGACTGACAACATGAGAAACTTGATTAGAACCACCAGCGCCATTATTTTGACACCTGTCATGAAATTGACAGGCTTTAGATTTAGCAAGTCATATCGCCGTGAAGATACAAAATTTCATTCATTCATTTACACGCTAGTTGATACAGTTGGCGCTAATACTTACGCTAACAAGTCTATTAAAGTGTTAACACTATCGTTGATTGCATCATGCGCGATTGCGGCGCTTATTATCACCGTACTGGTAACTGCGCCGCTGTATCGCGTTAACTTCAATGATTCAGGTATTACATTAACAAAATAACATTTAAAGCGCGGTCGTGAGCTGGCCGCGCTACAACTTAACAATAGAGAGAGAACAACAATGAAAAAATTTAAAATAGCAGTAACCAACATTGGCGGATGGAATCATATTGGCTCTATCTGTGTGAAAGGAGACTTTGTCTCCAATGGCTTGGTTGACGGAGGAGACTTCATTACCTGTAAACGTGCTGATGCAGACAAGTTCGCACAAAAATCGGCTGATTGGTGTTCACAGTTTGATAATAATCAAGGTATCGCTTTTTTAGTTTGTCGTAAAACACCCTGCAGAGGGTGGGTCGTAGTAGCGCAGTTTTAACTTCAATTAACAATAGAGAGAGAATGACAATGATTGCAATCCATACAAAGTACATTTCAGCATCAAATTCACGCGGCAGTAGAATTAAAGCCTATACTGCGAGCAGCATGGGGTTAAAAGGTTTCACTGCTACAATTTCATATCCAAGCGAGTTGAGTGGCGTCGCCTGTCATTTTGAGGCCGTCAAGGCCTTAATAGAAAAAAACAACCTAGAATGGAAAACAGACGGTATGCGATATGGTGACAGCGCCGACGGCCGCGGATATTCATTTTGTTTTGACGCGTCAAAAGTAGAAGGTGCAATATGAATATTTTAACGATTGAATGGGGGGGTAAAAAAGTGCAGCTCCCTACCAGTGAAGTAAAAAAAGTCTGTTTAGAATTATGCGCCGGCCTTGGTCCATCGTTTCAAGCCGTGAGAGCGCGCGAATTATGCGCGGCGCTTGCTAAACATAAAAAAGTAGTATGCGGCAGATATAACTTAACTATTCAAGATTTGCCTTAGATTCCAGCGTGTAACGCGTGGCTAACGTCGCGCGTTATCCGGTGCAATTTTGCATCTAATAAAAATAAAAGGCTTAACAATGAAAAATATAATTTTCGCAGAAGTAACAAAACAGGCATTAAAAGAACGCGCTGCCGGGTATCACGTCGCTAAATTCGAGAGCGATTGCGTAAAATTGCGGACCAGTATGTTAGACGTTGAATTATATAAACAGCATAATATCGACGCGGTTTTAGAGCTGTCAATGTTAAAAGCGTTCAAGTTAACCGACATTAATGCGGACCTGACTGTAAAAAATAACGCGTTAAAAGTATCTGAACGCGAGTTTTTTGAGGGTGCTAATGAAACATTTAATGGCGATGCTATTCAATATATTCCAGCAGGCTACCTTAATGCTAAATGGCTAAAAATGTTACCTAAGGCTAACGAAGTCAGATATTACTTAAACGGTATGAATTTTAAAAGAGAAGCTGGTAAATTGCAGGTGGTCGGGTCGAATGGTCACACGTTAATACTTAATAACGCACTTGGCGAGAATGGGCCGGATTTTAGTGTAATTGTGCCTAATGAGGCCCTGCAAGTGCTAACGAAGTTAAAAACATCTTTTACAATGTCAGTTAATGAAACTCACGCTAAATTTACAGGCGATGACTGGACCATCGAAGCGCGCTTAATTGACCATCGTTATCCAGACTTCTCAAAAGTATTCAAAACGGCGATACATGGTGACATAGATATAAACAGAAAAGCGTTAATACAAGCGATAAAAGACGTTTTGCCGTTCCTACCACCTAAGCTGCAAGGCGTGGTATTAACTGCAACTATTACAGGCTTAGATTTTATCCATCATGGTGATACGCTTGCAAGCGTGCCATTCATTCATTCAAGCGGTACGCGTGCAAGCGAAGGCGTTGATCTTAACTATCTAATGAACGCGCTGGAATGTTATACCGATGAAAATATCTTGCTAAGTTTTAGGGATAGTTTAGTACAGATTAATCGTGACAGCTTTCAAACTATTATTATCATGGGCATGAGATCATGAAAATATCAGAAAAATATCAATCAAGACTAAAACATCAACGCAGCTCAACTAATTATATTAGCTGTTCGTGGGCGGTGTTTTATAAAGGTGAATATATAAACGGCGCAAACTATAACGGCGTTAATATTCTATCGGCTTATATGCCATGCGGGTTAATTTTGTACAGTAAAAATATGGATATAATAAAAAAGATGATCCGCGCGCATAAAACTAACAGCCTGGTGATAGTGAGAATCTAGCATGATAATAATCTTTTTAATACTACTCAAATTTGCAGTTTTGGCGATAATGCTAGAAAATTAAAACATACGGGGCGGCTAATAACCGCCCTTTTTTATTGCTTCAAACAAACCGCGCGGACGAAAGTCCGCTTTTTATTGCCTATCATTTAACGACCTACAATGGCCGATAGACTGCAAAACAATCTAAAGCGGTACAACCTTACACCTTATCATTCAATCAATTAGTGACAAGCCGATAAAAGCTGTTCTATGACCCTATTCAATAACAAGCGCGGGCGTAAAATCACGCGTAAACGTAATGACAAACGCGTATATAGCAAGGCTTAGGATTTCAAATCTGGCTAAGGGTAGGATTTCAAATCTAATGAACGGTCAAAAATTGCCACGAAACGATTTGCAAAATTCTGCCACGAAACCAATTGGCAAAAAAATTCCCCAATCATCCGAGCCGATAAATGGGGAACTTCATGAACTAACAATTAGAGAGAATTGTTAGCGGTATGTTATTTGATTGCTACAACTTTTGCAACAGGTTTTTGCTCTGCCAAGTCCCGAAGGCTAGATTTGCTCATGTGCGCAAACTCGGGTGCGCAGAAAACGTGCTTTTTAGTTTTAACAGAGCGCGACGCGCACATCCCGACATCAACCCAACCTGCTTCTTCGAGTGCATGGAACAGCGCAGCAGGCGGGAATTGTTTACAGCCAAACGACATAGCCGCCCGCTCACAAATTGCCTGAAAAGGAGAGGCAATCACACCCGACGCAAACTCGCCCATACGCAACGTAATCATATCCAGCAGTGATGACTCAACAGCCGACATACCATTTTGCACGAGGGACATCTTAAAGTCTGTCATCGGCGCAGGCGCAGCAGGGTTGAACGCCGACACGTCACGCAAAAACAACCAGTTGGCTATAAGGTCATATCCGCCGTTGTTAAACCAGCTCCAAATGCGCGACGCGGCGGCAGGAGAAAGTCGCGACGCGCTACTCCAAGTGGCAAACCACCGACGGTCACCCGATTCAAGCGACAGCGGTACACGGTCATTAGAAAACGCCAGCACAGCAAGACGGTTCACGAGGTTATACGGAGCAAGACCTTTGCGGTTAACTGACAGCATCTCAGGCGGCGCCGCGATAACTGGCTTGAGTTTATTAGCAAGCATCCGACGCGCGGCGCTGTCTGCTTCTTTAAGCTCGTTAATGACCACAATCTCTGCTTCAAGATGATAGCCCCACGCCGACTGAATCGTGTCAGTAGACATCAGTGAATAGTTGCGCAGGTGTGGACCGCACACGGCGTATATGAACGGCGCGTACATGGTATCCTTACCGATACCTTGACCACCAGCGTGAAGGATAGCGTGGTTAATCTTAACGCGCGGATTCTGCACCTTAAACGCCATGTAATCCCAGATATGCGCAAGCTCACGCTCGTCAGGAACTAGGGATTTGCAGTGTTCAAGCCACAGGGATATATCGCCATTCAAATTTCCGCCACGAGATGAATTGGGGCGGGCGTCGCGCCACCGATTGCCATAAAGCTCACCGTCACGCATAGCGATAACAGAATCACCAGCGGCGAAGGTAATACCTGCAAGCACCTTAGCGCCCATTACCTGACGGTTTTCGTCAAAACTCATTGCGGCTTCTACTTTACGGTCAGAATGGATACTCTTGCACGACACATGACGATACACCGCGTTAAACGTCTGACGTGAAAACTCACGGCGGTTTTGCAAATCGAAGTAAGAATCGTCAGACATAACGTATGCAAAACGCTGATACCACTCGGCCTTCTCAAGCCGTGCGATTTCCTTCTGTTCGACTTCTGCAATGATAGCCGCCGCGTCAGTGCTGAACATATCAGACGGTTCGAGTTTGCCAATGGCATTGTGCATCACCTCCGCTAAAATTTCTTCACGAAGACCGTGTGAGTGTTTAGGCCCGCCCATCTCAGCTACCCACGCAAGGTAAGTACGACTGTCCCACGACGAGCAGTGACCATGAAAGCAACAGTAGGCACGGTTAAGCGGATGGTATCTGCCCATTAACTGCCCGTCTGTATGCTCGGCGTGGTTAGGGCAGACTACGCCAACCCAGCCTTCCGTGTTAGCAGACTCTAAAATATCACCACGAGATAATAACCACGAAAGCACATCATCACTTCCTGTGTCGATAATAGCCATAGGGCGAACAGAAGCCGTATCAGCATCAGACGGGTGAACGTCAAGCGCCGAGCAGATTTGGTCGAGGGTAAACTCACGCTCTGGGTGGAATTCCACAAGAATAGACTGAAACGACGCACGGTCAGGCTTCAAATTCACTGATGCAGGCAAACGAAAATTTCGCACGGGGTTAATTGCGCCACTGTCAGTGTAGCCAGCGTCAGCGATTGCTTTAATAGCGGCGCTGAATTCACCTTTTGTTGGCATATCATCTAAAGCAAACGTGTAGCCCCACTGAAAATTCTGCGGTGAGGTTTCCATTATCCACGTCGGCTCGATAGGCGGGCGTAGACTCTTAGTGCCAATGTCATCTAGCACGAGAAAAGCAACATACTCGCAGTTACCTGCGCTCGCGGACGGCTTACCGTCTTTAAAACGTGACGTGATAAAAGACGCGGTATTGCCATACCATGCACCCTTGCCATCGTACTTTGCTGGCAGGTAAGCAGGCCATGCAAACTGACCATTGTCTTTAGCTATTTGTTTGACTAGAAGGACGCTCTCGCCTTCAGGTGCTATTCTCTCTAAATAGGTAATAAAATTCATTTTCCATATCTCTCTAATGTTGAAACACCAACAGCTAACGGTAACCCTTCTGCCCATGCAGGAGCGCTACACATCACCGTTTCCAAGTCTTGCGCGGCGCTTTCCGCGTCTTCTTTTTTCACTTCTAAGACGATTTCATCGTGAACATGAAGCACGACAGTATGCCCGATTCGGCGCAACGCGTCACGAAGTAAATCGTTTGCAATCGCCTGTGTAATATTCTCACAAGCGAGTCCAGCCCATAGCCTAGCTCGCGGCCATTCAACTGCATCAGCAGCGGGTTTCCACGCCGCCTTAGCGTAAGATACGCTACCATCTTCAATGTATGCTGACGGGTAACACAGCACCCGACCCGAAGGCAGGGCATACCACAAATTCACGCCATCAAACAAATACGTCACGCGCCCAGCAGTAAACTCACGACCTTTGTGACGCATGGCGCACATATACGCCCGCTCAAGCTCACCCCAGTAGCGCACTGCCCATGTGTTACTGCGACGCCATGCGTCAACGGTGCGCTTAGCTTCTGCTTCGGGCAGTGAAATGCCGTAAGCCTTACCCATTGCACCAAACGCGCCAGCCCCACCCATATAGCCGCACGACAGGATAGCCACTTTACCAATTTGGCGTTGGTCGCTAGTAATTGAATCCATTGGGCGGTTAAAGATACCCGCCGCGGCGCGAATGTAGATGTCCTCACCACTGCGAAACACGTCAAGCACGTCTTCACTACCATGCTGCAAACTAGCCCAAGGCGTCACACGCGCTTCAATACCTGCCCAATCTGCTACCACGAACACGTTTCCGCTAGCAGGCATCAGCGCAGGGCGAAGCATACCTTTTAGAACGTCCGTGACACGCTTGCCATGCACCGGAACGATATTGCGCCCAATGACCATATCATCACGCACTCGCTGAGGCTCTTTAGCGCATTTACGCGTGAAGTTATGCACCTGCGCACCATACGATGACGCTCGACCAGTTGCCGAGCCACCGTTGAACACAAACGCGCCACGCACACGGTGGTCTTCAAAATCGGCAAGGTAAAGCAGACGATTAAACTTAGCAACAGACGACGCCCACAAGTCATCAGCGCACTGAATTACCTCACCGACGTGCGATGGGATTTCTTCAGGGTCATCCATCAGCATTAGATTAGCGCGAACACTTTTGTCGATAGAATACTTCTCACCGTTCCACATCAACTCACGCGCGGCAGGACCGACACGCTCAAGCACCCACTCCCGCATCTTAGGTGAACGAACGGACTTAATTGCGCCGTCCGTTAACTCCACGACACGCGATTGAATCTCCTCAAGCTCAACACTGGCGTAACGCATCGCGGCGCGACACAGGTCAACGTCCACCAAAACGCCCGCGTCGTTAATGCGCTCGTTGACGTGATAATCCGCAAGCTCGTCATCAGTCAACTGACGCAGTGCCGTAGACACCGCTCGCATAGTCCGCACGTCCTGACGGCAATACTCGATTAGCTCAGGTAGCAATTTGGTGTTAAATGGAGGAGTGCAGCACTGCTTGACTAGCATCTTGCCACGATGGTCTTTGCGCATCTCACTAGAAATAGCACGACCAACGTCTTCAAGACTGCCCGGAAGACAATTAGCGCGAGCTTGCACAGCCGTGCAGTAAAACTGCTCTAGCTTGAAGTCTATCTGTAGAACGTACCAAAAGATTAGCCGCTCAAAGGCGGCATTGTGTGCGCGTATCTGACCCGTGTAACTTCGCACGTCATCGGGAAAAGGCATATCTGGCGTCCATGTCTGCACGTCACCATCATCAAAGGCGTAGCACATACACAGCACGTCAGTGGTGAGGTCTTGCGCGTAATTGTAAACGCCGTGTTTTGGCAAATCACATTCGCTTCTTGTTTCAAAGTCAATATATAGCATAAAAAAAGGCGGCCTTTCAGCCGCCCCTCTCCTTATCGGTTATGCGCGTCTGCGGCGGGTGGCAGGCGCTTCATCCTCGACAACTTCTTCTTTTGGTGCAGGTACACCATCTAGGCTAATCCATTCCACAATGTCGAACATCGGTGTGTAGATACGCCCGTATGCTTTGTGTTGATAATGTTCTTTACCCAAAGAAACAACAGCAACGGGTTTAGTTTGGTCTGTTTCTACTTGATTAGCGATATTGACAGCTAACGTTTGCACCGCACGTTTACCGCCAACGCTGGTGACGGTGTAGCGTACTTCTTCACCTTTGTCTTCGCCATCAATACATTTCAGCGAAAAACCAACTTGCGTTTCCCAGCCACGTTTAGCGGCGGCAGGTGCAGGGTCTAGCTGTGGTAATGGCTCAGTGACGCTGACCATCTTTTCACCAAGCACCTCACCTTCACCCCATGCAATAAAGCCATGCGTAAAGCTGAAAGGATTAACTGCCCAAATGCTGTCATTGTCCACTTCGGTTTCTGACGCGCCGTACACCCAATGGCCTGTTCTATCCATTTTAAGGATAGTCACGCCACCAGTCGTGCTGGTGTCGGTTTGAATGTTACGAAGTGCAGAAGAAATGCTGTTAACTGCTGGAAGGTTGGCGTTGCCAAATACGGTTAATGATGTCATTTTAATTTACCTTTAAAGTTTATTGAGGGCATTTGTTAATTGTTGCCCGATTAGTAAGACAGTAGGGCGAGGGTCACTTTCGTGCGCCATCGTACTGCCAGAAGATACTACTGCGACAACATCCGTTGGCATAGGCAGTTTCAGAGCCTTTAATTTCTTCTCTGCCTGTGCCGGTGATACTAATTTACTGTCATAGATGTCATCATTTGTTAGACCAAGCGCCAAAAGCGACTCTACCGCTTCTGATTCATTAGTCCATTTTCTTGTCCCACGTTTAGCTACTAATTTGTAGTTAGGGACAGGTCTACCCGCCTCGAGCATTTGAAATGCTAATGCCCTCAAATCGGTAATCCATTGTTCCAGAATCTCTGCCTGTTGTAAATAGTTTGCAATAGAATCTGCATCAATATTATCGAGCGATGCCTGCAACGCTCTATCTACCTCACCTGTCATTAGGGGGCAAGTCGGTTTAGCTGCGCACCACTTGCAATGTTTGCCACTGGCTAATGGCGCGTCAGGTGCATCAGATAAATCGATAGCCTTCTTAAGTGTATTTTCAAACTCTCTAATGCGCTTGAAGGTGGTTTTCCAGCGCTTAACAGATGGCGGCTGAACAATCACAAGTTCAATAGACGCCGCGCCATCAAACACCCATTCTAGCCCTTTTGTGCGCATAGCGGCGGCGGCGTAGAACATGAGCTGTTCGTTTTCTTCTACTTCTACGCTAACGCCACTGCCAAACTTCCAATCTAATATAATGGCGCGGTCACCCAATCTGCCAATAAGGTCAACGCTACCAAACACCTCAGGTAAGAAGTCACCATAGCTAACATTGGCTTCAACGGTAAACTCCATTGACTTGGTAGGGTCAATTTCATCGAGTGCCGCTAGCGCCGGTTCAATTTTTTCTTTTGCCAGCTCAGTTGTCATATCAATGCCAGCATAAGACAAGCTGTAGATGTTGAAGTTATCCTCAGTCAATAACTTTTCCATTGCAAGGTGGCAAAGCGTACCTTCATCGGCAAACGATGACGATGGCTTAGGCGGCATTTGTTGCACCAACTTTACGCTGGCAGGGCAGGCGATAACACGTTTAGCGGTGCTACCGCCGGCAATACTTGAATGACTCATTTTGCTTCCTCACAAAAATGTGCTTTTTCTACACCAGAAATAACGGATATTCCAATTATAGCAAGCCCGAGAATCATTAAGATTGGGCCAAGTACGTCTAATAATAAATCTTTCATTTTTTATCCTCTTTTACTTTTAAAGTGTGTAACTCGCCAATTCTACTGGCGTTAAGCAACCACGCTAGCTGGCGTAATACGCCTTGCTGTTGTTTTATATATTGTTCTGCGGTCATAACTCCACTTCCCCAGAATTCAACATATCACACGCCTTTTGTGCTACGTTTTCGTTTCTAAAGTAGGGTTGAATGCTCTCACAAAATTCATCTGATGAAACATACCAAGCTCTACTTTCGTGAGAAAAATAAACGTAATATTTTTCTTCATCGTTTGTCCAATCAACCAACTCATCACCACACAACTCATCACGCAATGCTAACAGCCTATTAAACCTACACATCTCAACTGCTGCGCGTTCGGCTTGTGCTTGGGTATCACGTTCTAACCCAAATTCACTAGCTTCGCTTGAAGTTACTGACTTAACTACTTCACCACCATACCCGATATACCATTCCCCACCTTTAGGTTGCCACTTTACAGGTTCAGCAACAATGCGTGATTCTAAGTCAGCAACCTTTGCTTTTAGCTCTTGTAATTCTTTTTGTAAGTCGTTCATTTTTTTATCCTCTAATTGTTTAAAGAGATTGCAGTATATCAAAAAAAGTTTGCAAAGAAAAGTTTGCAATGATAAACTTTAGCCATGTTAGAAAAAGACATCGAAAAACATCTAATAAAAGTCGTCAAAGAAATGGGCGGCAAATCGTATAAGTTCACCTCCCCAGCGTGTCGGGGAGTGGCAGATAGAATCGTGTGCCTACCAAACGGTACAACATGGTTTATTGAGCTTAAAACCGCAGGTGGCAGTCTGTCAGCACTGCAAAAAGTCTTTGCATCAGATATGAGCAAACTTAATCAAAAGTACGCTTGCCTTTGGAGTAAAGAAGACATTAATAGTTGGAGAGAGAACAATGATTGAATTTTTACAGTACCTTGATGAAAGCAACTTAGCATACCTTATTATGCTGTTTTGCTTTCTTTTAATGGCGCGTTTGCACCTTAATGCGTTAACTGAAATTGCGCGTCTTCGCAAAATTATGAAGCAGGTGATGAGATGAGCGCAACTTTACTGCTTACATTAAGTTTCTTAACCGTCGATACCAATATCGACAAGAAAGGGCGCACTACGACGCATGAAACGATTGCGTACACGACAACGGCTATTTCATACGACAGCATGATTGCCTGCAACAACGCTAAAGAAGAATATCAATTAGCAGTAGGAGCGTATCAGCTATTTAAACGCCCAACACGCATTATCGGCGCGATTTGTAATGACAGCGCAATGGGGTCAATACAATGAGCTTATTAACTAAAATTCAAACCGCACAAATTGAAATAGATTGGGGTAAAGCACCGGACAACGTTGTTTCTGCTGTTGCGCATTTGGCGTGGATAGATGAAGATGGATATATGTTGCCGGGCTATGAAATAGCATCATTTGAAAAACCTGTTACACCCCACCCACACGCTGAAATCATGATGAAATATGCTGAGGTAGCAGCTAGACGGGTTGACCCGTGGGTGGAGTTTGAACGCTTTAGTCATTGTGATATGGAGTGGGATGGGCTGCCTTACCATCCAGATTGGACGCAAGGACAAACCTACCGCCACATAGGAAATGATAAATGACCGAGATAACTTTAAAAGCCTACTGCGCGGCGCATAAAGTTAGCCGCACAAGTATGGACTATCACATCGTTAAGATGGGGATATATCCTGCGGGCAGCACACGCGTATGTGAAGCAGGTGCGCCCTCATTCTTGTGGCGCGTTAAAGACTTAGACAAAGCCAAAGCACGGCTAGGCATTAGAGGGAATGGAAAATGAAAAACGATTTAATTTGGGTAGCTATTTGCTCATTATTTATTGGTGCATTGCTTTGCTTTATTACAATAGCAGCAACGCACCGTCATCATTATGAAGTAATTAAAACCACGATTGGTGAGTTTATTATCCATGACGGTAAGATTTATTCAGTTTACGAAATGGAAAGAAATGTTCGTGGGGAGATGGTAGCAAAATGACAAAAGACGAATGCTTTAAACGCCTAGAAATGGCGCAGAAAAACAAAAAGGAATTGAAGAAAATTAAACTTCAACTACTTAAAGAAATCGAGCAGTTAAAGCTAATGCTTCGCGCACTGGAGGAAGGGTAATGGAAATTGATGATTTTGCAGCGCTCATGTTTTACATTGGCGTATTATTTTTAACGGGGCTATGGCTATGTCATTAGTTAAGCCTGTATCTCCAGTAACACCTGCGCCGACAGCGGTAGACTGTAAGCATGACCATTGGCGCGTATATAATAGCCTTGGCTACCGCGAGTGTGACCGGTGCAAAGAACAAAGACCCATTTTTAACGATATACGGCATCAAAGATGAACATTTCACAAATATTCATAGGGTTGTCGCCCTTCTTAAAAGACAGATTTACAAGCGAGGTATTTACGCTTGGGCTAATTAACGAGCTAAACGAGCAACGCTTTCGTGCTAGATGCCGGCGCCTGATACGTCAGCACAACGGCGAAACGCGCAAGCTATACAAAGCACTAAACAACTTAACGATGAATGACAGATTGCGATTTTTTGATGTGGTGAGCGGACATGAATGACAAAGATTTAGATATAGTAAGAGAAGCGGTAAAGTACAACAGCGTGACCGGACACTTTTACAAAGGCGGCGCATCTACGCCTGCTGCGCTTAACTGGAAAAACAAAAACGCAACAATCAACGTTAAAAAAAGTGGACTGCACTCTAACTTTTTAGCGTGGAAAGTTGCGGTGTTCTTAGCCTACGGCTGGTACCCAGCGCATACTGACGCGGTAGAGTATTTAGATGACAATCCGACTAATCTGCGCATCAGCAATATTAGGGTCATTAAAGCGTCTGAAGACGAGATGACCATGATTGACTTCTGTGACGAAAACGACTTGCGCTACCCTAGCGTGTCAGCGCTTATGCGCGGAGAACCGTTTACCCGTCGAGTAGAGAACGGGTATTCAAGAGCGTATTTTAGCAAGAGCTTATTAGAAGCAAATTGCGCTAAACTTCTAGCTAAGAAACTCCGCGATGAAGAAATTAGAGAGAAGCCTAGAACGCGTCCGATGGGCAGACGCCGAAATGAACATTTTATGGAATTCTTGAGAACGCACACTATCGTGCCTAAAGGTTGGGAGATGACATTATGTTAACAGGTGACTCAGTACACGCAGGCGACCCCGTAGACGCGCCAGCGCACTATCAAGGTAACAAAATGCAGTGCATCGACGCAATGGAGGCAATGCTAAGTGTTGATGAATTCAGAGGGTATTTGCGCGGTAATGTTTTTAAGTACCAATGGCGTTTTAGAGATAAAGGTGGGCTTGAAGACTTGCGCAAAGCACGGTGGTATTTAGACAGACTAATTAAATTGGAGAATTTCTAATGTACGCATTTAAAAGTGGACCCGTAGACCAAGACCCAACCATCAAAGCGCTACGCGGCGAGGACATGGAAAACTACATGAATTTGCTCAAATGGCTAGATACCGTGCCGTTTATCCCCTTGAAGGTAAGCGACATTGTGTTGCCTTGGCGGGATAGATGAAACCAAAGCTCAAAACGATGAATGGGGTGTGGATATGCTACACCCCATGCTGCTCCATTCCAATGATGGCAGACCACCCAAAAACGGCGTACTTAAGATGGAAATTTATTAATGCTAAGACCCAACCAGATAGAAGCTGTTGCCTTTTTGAGCCAAATAGACAAAGGAATGATTCTTGCCCCAGTAGGGGCAGGCAAGACAGCAATAACATTGACAGCCATGAAGGAGGCGCTCGACACGGGCAGAGTACGCCGGATCTTAGTGATAGCGCCAAAGCGTGTCTGCACGGACGTGTGGACGATAGAGCCAGCGAAGTGGGCGCCAAGTCTGACAGTATCTATCGCCGTTGGCTCGCTAAATCAGCGTCTAGCGGCATTTGACGCGTCTACGCAGGTGGTTGTGACTAATTACGATACCCTTCAAACGCTACCGCCGTTGCCTGACTTTGATGGCGTGGTGTTTGACGAGTTAACTGTTTTAAAGAACCCGTCAGGCAAACGTTTTAAAGCGCTGTTTGCGCGTATCAAAGACTTCAAGATTAAGTGGGGGCTTACCGGTTCGTTTACCAGTAACGGACTTGAGGACGTGTTTGGGCAATGCAAGATAGTGGACGCATCGCTACTTGGTAAGTCCAAAACCGCCTTTCTTCAAACGTATTTTGTGCTACTCAATAAAGACTTTGGTGAATGGGTTGCCAAGACCACATCACTGCGTGACGTCATGGCGGAAATTAAACCCGCAACGTACCTTATCGACACGCAAGAGTACATGGACACTTTGCCCCCGCTTAACGTTGTGCCAGTCAAATGTGCGATGGATATGAAGCAATATGGTGAGATGAAGAAAGACTTTGTGGTGTACTACGAAGACAAAGAAATCATTGCGGTTAACGCCGCCGTAGTGGTCAACAAACTGCAACAAATGGCTAGCGGGTTTTCCTACATTGAAGGACACCCTACGACGTGGTTCTCGCGCCACAAGTTTGACCGTCTTGACGAGATTCTTGAAGAAAACCAACACGCCAATACGATTATCGTGTACAACTTTCAGGCAGAGCTTGAAGAACTTAAACGCCGGTATCCAAACGCGCGGACAATCGACCAGCAAGGCGTCATCTCGTCGTGGAACGCAGGGCGAGTGGAATTACTGCTTGTTCACCCTAAATCAGCAGGGCATGGGCTGAACCTCCAATTTGGCGGCAGTAAAATGGTCTTCCTGTCGCTTCCTTGGTCACTTGATAGATATGAGCAGACCATTGGACGGTTGCACCGTAGTGGACAAAAGAGCGCCGTATATTGCTATGTACTGCTAACAGACAAAACCGTAGACGAGCGCATATTCGCAAGTCTGCATGACAAACGCGCAATCTCAGATATTGCCTTAGAGGAATTAAAATGAACAACTTAACATGGCGCGACATCTTCTTTAATTTGAACAATTACACAGAAGGTGAATTACAGGTGATGATTGAATCAGAGCGACACGGTAAACGTAGACGCTCTATCTTGGTGCGGTTGCATCAGCGCTACTGCATACTCCGCGCTAATCGTGAGCGTGACGAATTACTCGCTTAAAAACAATTCTGCTTCCGCATTTCTGCGTCGAGTAAGTCCAGCTAATACTTTACCGCCGGCCTTGTTCCACCGCAGAAATTGCTCTGCTATTTCAGACTTAGGTTCTTTTGCTTTTAGCATTCTAACAAGCGTTGACGAAACTAAATTTCCACTGCCAATGTTATAGCAGAGGCAAACAAGCGCATCGTATTCATTTTGAGTAAGTGGTTCGCCAATAGCGTTGACGGTATGCTCATACGGCGCTAGTGTCTGCGCTAGTAAATGCAACGCCGCTGCTTCTCCCGGCAGTGCTTGATTAGCTTTCACGGGTGTTCCATCCGCATAGCGTGTTGAGCCTATGCCAATCGTCCAAACACCTGCCGGGCATTTATAGCTTTGCAGTTTACAGCCTTCAAATTCTTTAATTAGGGCTAACCCTTTCTCACCTATCTTCATTTCTTTCCCCGTAGCAATAAAATAGTTGTTAGCTTTTGTGTCAGCCGAATCATGTCGTTATCTAGCACCCGCACTTGGTCGATTAGCTCGATTAGCGCGTCTGTGGCTTCTTGCAGGATAGGCTTTACGACGGTGGTTGCCCAAAGCCAGACAAAGTAGACAATATAGCCCATACCGCCAGCAGCGATAATTGGGAATCCATACTGGTTAATATATTTAGCGATAGCATCGGCGTCCATTAGTCTTTTCGCTCCACTGATGGGGGCTTGGGTTTTTCTTGCGGTATATCAAGCGCCGTTGACGCCAACTCATCAATTCTAACGATGTCATGCGACATAGCCGTAACACGTTTATCTAGCTGCTTGATAATCCCAATCAGACTTTTAATCTTCTCAAGCACACTATCAAGCAGAAATTTCTGCGTCAAGTAGACGAAATACATTCCGCCAGTCGCCGCCGCAATAGGAAACCCTACGTCCGAGGCAAATTGCAGGAATTCCATTATTTACTCGTCCACCAAGCGATGAAAGAGAACAGTGCGCCAACAGTAAATACAATACCGCCGATAAAGCCTTTGTAGCGCGTTTGCTCGGTTTTCATCTCGTCAAGCGCAGCTATGATAGCGTCTAGCTTTCTCCCTCTGTCTTCAAACACTTCTTCTAGCGCATCAATGCGCTGTTCTACTTTAGCTAAACGGCAGGCTTCGTCGGGCATCTCGACCTCACTTTAAGAATCTAAGTTTATAAAGAACAGTAAAATAGGTTTCCATAATACCGTCAATTAGGTTTTGAATTGGCGTGTCGTCTTTACCGCAAACTTTATAGCGGTTTTCGTCAATCCATGTCACTTGTTTCTTTAAGAAGTCTTCAATATTATCGACATTTTTACTGCCGATTATTTCTAAATCTTTAAGCAGTTGATAACTGCCCTGATACGCTTCTGTAATGCCGTCCGCCTGTTCGATAATCTCATGGTAGAAGTCGTTAAGCGCCATATGCGCCGCAAAACTTCTAGTGCGTAGATGCTCACGGTGGGCAACATCTCTTGCAAGAAATAATAACGATATGAAATGTTCCATTAAACGGCCTCAACCCAGTTAATTATTGATTCGTCCCAGCGATAGTATTTGCCGTCTTGTGGTTTAGGTATAGGAGGTTCGTAAGTACATTTATCTTCGTTAAATACCCACGATGGAAAATGATTATTCCAAGACGCGATAGTATCTGCTTTTTTAATCGCTATTTCTTCAGCAGTCATAGAACGCACCATCCAGACATCTTTGTAAACTTCATTGATTAACTGATATTCGGGTTGTTCTGACTCTAATACATCATAAACGCCTATATCTGGGCGTTGTACACGCTCAAACGGCTCCCAGTTTTCTGGTATATTGCCAAAGGCTTGCAGTAAGTTATCTTCAAAAGCAGGGTGATTTTTAGGTTGCTCGTTTTCTATTTCAATATATAAATTCATTATACGTCACCAGTATTTGTTGAGGGAAATGCTCGTCCAGCGCCCCAAATAATGCGAACGCCCCCTTTTCCGCCAACTCGCCCCTCAGACCCGCCGCCGCCATAAACACCCACTGTAGTGTTAGTTGTACCATTACTTCCCCCTGAGCCTCCTTGTCCACCTTTACCGCTAGCAAAAGTTGCCGAGCCACTTGTACCTTCGCCAAGTAAACCAACGCCGCCGCCATTGTATGGGCTAGACCCTGTCCCGCCCGCCGCCCCGCCGCCAGCGCCGCTCGTTTGGTCTGCGGCTCCACTATCTCCGCCTCTGCCGCCGTTCCCAGAATACCCCGCTGCTCCGCCGCCGCCACCCCACCCGCCGCCGCCAGTGCCACCCCTTCCACCATTACCACCGCCAACAGACCCGCCAATTGTTGTACCTGTGCCGCCAGCGCCGCCAGTACCGCTATCAGCGCTATAGCTACCACCATTAGCGATAAGCGTAGTAGAATTAAAAGATGAATCTCCGCCAGAAACGCCTTGAGAGCCTGCCACCCCCACCACCACAGTGTATGAATTGCCGGGAGTAACTGTAAAGCCGTTGTAATATCGAAGACCACCCCCGCCCCCGCCAGATGCTGGAGGGTTACTTGTGCCTCCGCCTCCACCAACGGCAACAAGAGAAATGCTAGTAACCCCTGTTGGAGCTACCCAAGAATATGTACCTGCAGTTGTGTAAGCTTGTTGCCCAGGAGCCGCACCGTAAGAACGAAAATCACGCATTACTGCTTGAAGAATTCCACTCATATTAGGTCAACCCCGCACCGGAAATAATCCATTTATTAGATTCAATTTTTAACGCTGTTGCTGTACCGTATTGGGCAAGCGAGCGTGTGCCTGTCGTACCTGTGCCAGCTAAATACATCGTGTCTGTTGTGATGGCAATACTGACTACTTGTGATGTCATATTAACAAACGAAATTGCTGTGCCAATTGGATAAGCTACCGAGCCGTTAGCGGGGATTGTAAACGTCCGAGCGTTAGCGTCAGTTGATGGGTGAAAAATATGCTTACCTGCGTCAGCAGCAACAAGTGTGTAAGCCGCTGATTGACTATTTTGAGGGATATTTATATAACCTACACCATTTGTGCCGTCTACCGTACAGCTAGTTAACGTACCGCTTGTAGGCGTACCAAGAATAGGCGTGACAAGTGTAACCGTACCGGTCATCGTGCCGCCAGCAAGCAATAGCACCTGCTCATACCGCACACTATCCCCCGCAGACGTACCAGCGGCAAGCCCTGTGAGTTTCTTTGCATTCATTGGCAAGTTAGCCGACGGCGTAGACTGACCATCACGAGTGATGCAGTTTGTTAGCGCTGTCGCGATGTCACTGTTGGTTGTATTTGTCGTTGATGATGAAATCGTTGTACCGGTGACAACGGGGTTGCCAGCAGGCAAATTGTATGTTCCTGAGCCGTTAAAAGCCATTATTTTTCTCCTGTTATTGAGGTGACTGCGCCAGCAGCAGTGCGTGGTAGAATTCTACCATATTGCAATGCCCACGCCGAATTTGTTTGAGATGGGCCTTGTTGCGCTCGTTCTAGCGCATTAGCAAACGCTTCAGACGACATTAACTCTTTAGACAAGCGGTCTGCAATAGACTTATCAGCAACTTTTATTAATGATGAATGAACCCATTTAGCTACTGACGCCCAAGTAGTTAATGAAAACGGCGTAGCGGGCGTTGATTGAGTAGCTAATTTAGCAGTTCCTTCGCCGGCTTTAAGCCCACGTTCCGCTAATAAATTAAATTTCTTATTGTCGTTAATAGTTGCCATTATATCTTCTACGACGCGTTTAACTTGCGGTTTACCTTCAGTCAAATTGTCCAGCGCTTGCGCGGTGTCGTAAGGGTGCTTAGGCGTGTCTTTTTTAATACCTTCAATCATAGTTTGAATATGCGCAGTATCTTTAAAATCAGCTAGTTTAGCCGCGCCTTCTTCTTTACCATAAGTAGATTTTAATAGCGTCGCAATGCGCGGGTTTTCTAAAGCCGCATTTACTTTAGCTCCTGCTTTATCTACGCCTGCTGTAATAGGCTCAAACGCATTATTGATTACTTGCTTTGCCAATTCAGGCTTTGCTTCAGGTGACATCTTGTGCAGTATGCGCCCCATTACGCGAGCGTCAGCGTTAACAGCTACTTTAGCCAAATTCGCTGCGTCAGTTGCGCCGCTTAAATCTTTAGCTGATTTGCTAATAATACGCTGTTGATTAGCAACCGATTCGTCCACCACTTTAGGAATCGCTTTAACTTGCTCACCAAGCGCCGTTTGATTTGCTTCAATAGGTTCAAAGTTACGCACAATTTCACTTAGCCGGTTTTGAATTCCCGCGCCAGTAGAATCAAGCGTTTTTAGCGCTTCTCGGTTATCTTTTAAAAATTTATCTGCGGATTTGCCGCCTTGTACAACTTCGGCGTTGAATTTACCCTCAACGCCTGTTGCGATAGCTTGTAGCGCTTCGGGGTCGTTACCAAACGCGCGAATAAAATCTGCCGCTCTATCTGGTTGAAGCATCCGCTCCGTTACATCTGACGGGCTTATTTTAGGGCGAGCGTTACTTGTCTGACGCGTTAAATTAGAAACGGCGCCTTCTTTAAACGGCTCTGCAACAGTTGTTCTGTAAAGCTCATTGGCTTGGTTAAAAACGGTTCGTGCTTCAGAAGGCGCGTGTTTAGCAATAGATTCTTCAATACCCTGTCTTAATAAGTCTAAGTTAGCAATGGTAAGCCCTGCTTTAGGGTCACCTTTAAGATTTCTTGCTTCTTTTAATACGACACTGCGAAGCTCTTTAAGGTCTTCCAATTTAGCCGCATGAGGTATGCCCTCAGACGTCTTTTTCATTGGGTTGCCTCTGGCGTCAAGAATTGCAGGGCCTTCTTCTGCTTTTTGTTTAAATACGGTAAGCGCTTTATCAGTTAAAGGGGCGGTATCTTTATTGATAGCGGTAGAAATTTTATCCGCTATTTGAGATGCTTTATCAATTAACGGCTGAACACTGAAAGGCTCAGGCGCAAGCTCGTAGGCTTGTTTGTATATAGGGCTTACTAGAGCTTTAGCTTCATCTTCTAACGCTACTTTACGCGCAGCGATTGACTGTCCAATTTCACGTTGAGCAGGTTGCGCAACTGTACTAGCTACCTGCTGCTTGGCTTCTTCAAGTCCTGCCTGTTGTGTTTCGGCTTGGCGCAATAGTTCGGCTGTGCGAGCCGCTTTAGTATCTTCAAGCGCTCCTTTCTGCGCAATTTGCGCGTCACGCACGTTTTGATATGGCGCATTAGCGCTTACATTGCTAACAGGCAATTCACCTTGGTGCAACGCATTAAGCGAGCTTTGCGCTTGATTAACTCTTGACGCTAATGCTTCTGCTTCGGCGTCGCGTTTAAGTATCCAAGAGCTAGGGTCAACTTTTTCTTCTGATGCTCTAATAGACGCAGCTATTTCAGGAGAATCCATAGCTACTGCAAGCTGCTCTGGAGTCAGTCCTTTGTTACGCAAGCGGTCAATTAACCCGCCCATTGTATCTTTACCTCCTGCTAAAGACTCCAGTTTTCTGTTTAGTATTGCTTCACGCCCTGCTTTAGTCACAGGTTCTGCAACCTTACCTAAAAACCGACCAACAGGCGCAAGCGTCGCTGACGCAGCGCCAATTCCAGCGCCAAGTCCAGTATCTAAAACACCCATATTATTCTCTGGTGCAATAATTTGCCCAGTGACGCCTTGCGTAGTTGCGCCGCCTAAAGTTCTGTAGCCTAAGTCTTTAACAAAATCACCTTCGACGACGTTTTTAGTGCCGCCATATTTAAGTGCGGTAGCTAACTGTTCGGGTATTTTTGATTTGCCCGCTGCGCTTAGCATATCTACCGCTTTACCTGTTACACCTAGGTTTGCTAATTTTTCAGCCGCCAAGCTAGGTAACTTAGCCCCTCCGCTAACAGCTTTTCCAAGCAAACCCCCAACAGGAAGGGTAGCAATCGATTCGCCGACTACTTGCCCAACACCAAAAGGGTCACTTTTAGTATCTGCACCAAGACCGCTTAACTTAGATTCAATAGCGGCTTTGTAGTCTTGCGCAGTTGAGGTTTTATTAGGTGCAATTAAAGAGCTTAAGTTTTGTTCTTTTTTAGGGAGCGCATGAACAATATCAGCTAAATTAATAGCCGTATCAGCAGCGCCTTGTGCTGCCCCAGCGTAAATATTACCGATGTTTTGCCCAGTGGATTTAAGGTACTCTATGGCGTCTTGTGTAAGTGTTGGTGGCGTTTCTTCGGCAAACCGTTTAGGTGCTGCCGGTAATTCTTGAGTAAAATCTTCCCAAGGCATACTCTGTTTAGCTGGCGCTTGCGGCGCAAAATCTTCCCAAGGCATAGACATTATTGCGCTCTCCAACTAGCGGGATTAGATAAATCTCCCCCAAGATAAACATGGCCTTTGTACATTTCCCCCGGTTGAAGTGATTGGGGTTTCGCCGGCGCTTGTTGTTGCACTGGCGCTTGTTGTTGCACTGGCGCTTGCATAGGCATTTGTTGCTGTACTGGTAGACGTGTAGGCGCGGTAGGAACAGGTGATTCCCCACCTAACGCTCCTCCAATAGCAGGGCGTTGGTCTTTAGGGACTGCTGACAAAACCCCTTCAATAGCTGACTTTCTTGACGCCGCTTTTTGTGCTAAAACTTCCGCTGAGTCTTTTGGCTGAGGAAAATAAATTCGGTCTGCCGCTTCAAACTCATTAGGGTCAATCTTAGCTCCTGATTCTTTACGCAATTTGGCATGAATAAAAGATTCTTTTGCTTGTTTTAACAACTGTTCGTTTACAGGAAGCATAGCTGTAGCCGCGCTCCCTAAAATAGGGACGTTCGTAACGCCTTCGCTAGCTTTAAGTTTCCAAGGTGCATAGCTAGTCCCAACTTTCTCAATGATGGCGTCCGCGTTTTGCATACGAGTGCCGTATTCTAAAGAATTAGACGCCGCTTGGCTTAACCCTTTAGTAGCTTTATTTGTTAAATCACTAGGCAAGTTAGTAGCAGGTTCATATTCACCTGTTTTTCTATTAAATCTACCTCTTTCGCCATTTTCAAAAGTTACCGGAGCATATGATGATTCTCCGCCGCCAGAACCTTGTCGTAAGCCCGCTACCAAACGAATATTTGCTTCCTGTTGCGCAAGTCTTTCATCTTGCATATTCTTTAAAAAGATTCGCTGTTCTTCAGCGCGGGTAGCTCTTTCTTCGGCGTTTGCAGCGGCTATTTCTTTTTTGTTTTGCAATGCTTCTTGTTTACTTTCTTTATCCTGCTGCTTACCGTACATGAACTGCTCATGCGCTTGCAGTGGCGCGGCGTATTCTGGCGCAACGGGAATTAGACTGCTAATAGCGCTCATTCGTTGGTCAGGCGTTAAATCTTTTGCAGGCTGTTGCGTGAATTCTTGGCGAGGAACAGTTTGTGGTTGCTCACCTCCGGTAACGCCCGCCCACAGTTTACTTCCCCAAGAAGGCGTTTGCTCAGGCGTTGCAAGGCTATCGCGCATTTCTTGAGGAATAGGAAGCCCTGCTTGCAAAAGACCGTTAGCCAAGGCTTTGTTTCTGGTCATTTCTGCCTTGTCCAAATCTTCTCTAGCGCCTTTTTCGTCCCATGCACCGATGATATTATTAAGTGCTCCAAGTGCTGCGCCGCCAGTATTAGGGACGTACCACCCGCTGACCATTTGACCTGCTTGTTGGTTAGCACTTTGTTCTTGTAACTTACGCGCTAGCGCAATTCTATCTTTAGCTCCAAGTACCTTTTCATCATATAAACTAGCCATTACTTCCTCCAAACAGCCCGTTCCACTTATTCTGCAAGCCTTTCATAAAGTCGCCTTCGTCAGGTGTTTTAGCTTGCTGTGCAGCAAAATCAACGTCAAACTTGCCAAACTCGTCAGCGTACTGCTGCGCGTCGCTTTTGCCCGCCGCTTTAATATCTTGATACCCTTTAGCTAACGTGTCAGCGTTAGCCATTATTGACTGCGCTGATGGCGCGGCGTTAAATTGCGGGTATTGCGGTTTATTTCTAAGTGCTTGTGCAAGCGCTTGTTGTTGTTGTTCGCCTAGCATCATTATAGTAACCCCAACATTGAATAATTAACCATTTTAAACCCACTTGGGTGCATAACAATAGCTTCTGGCATGACTTGTTCCACTTCATCCGCCATAACGCCTGAGAACGGTTGCCCCCACAAGTAATCCCATGTGTAAAGCCCAATGCCAAGAACGTGTGTGCCAATGCGTTTAATGTTCTTTTTAAGCCTTCTATCAGATGCCGCTTTAATACCTGCGCCGCCAAGCGCTCCCGCCGCGCCAATACCCGCGCTCATCATTTGCGCGTTAGCTGCCGCTTGAGCATTGTACACGCTTTGGTCGTATTGACCCTGCGCTGTAGCCGCGCCCAGCATATCCGCTCCTTGCCAGTTAGCTAACTGTCCGGGCTGTGATGTGCCTACCTGTGGAAGGTTAGCGGTGTTAAGTTGAGCGCCTGTTCGCAACGCTTGCAAGATATTAAGCGGGTTCTGTTGAATCGCTTGATTCTGCGCGAGTTGTTGATTGCTGGCTTGATTGCTAAGTTGAGCGCTTTGCAATTGTTGATTATATAGCTGCGATAATTGCTCGTTATTTAAGTTAGCGTTAGCAAGCCCAGCATTAAATGTTAACTGTTGCGCACTATTTGAATCCGCTTGATTAGATGTATCCATGCCAAAACGCTGATTAACCGCTGCGTTTTGCGCTTGCATATTAGACAAATTTTGCCCGTATTGCTGTGCTTGCGCCGCATTTTGAAATTGCGCGTTGCCTTGTGCTTGATCGTACGCTTGTTGTTGCGCCGCATTAGCAAAATTTGCCGCCGTGACATTTTGACCAAATTGTTGCCCTAATGCAGCATTAGTAAGCCCCATATTAGTCTGCGCATTAGCATTGTTCTGCCCCGCCGAAGCGTTAGCTAATTGTTGCGCGGTAACGTTTTGACCAAATTGTTGACCTAAAGAAGTATTGCCAAATTGAGCGCCTTGCAACCCCATACCAAACAACCCTTGCGCCGCCGCCGTGCCTTGCCCTATCGCTTGGTTTCTTGCATCCGTGTACGCTTGTTGCTTTTGGTTGTTGAAGTTAAGCATCGCATTGTTATACGCTTCACTTCCCCGCGTAATGCCTTGGTTAGCCAATTGACTTTCCATTTTTGCTTGGCTCTGCGCAAACTGCGGGTTTAAGTACTGCGTATTAGCTTCATATAGCGCATCAACGGCTTGTTGATTAAGTAGCTTTGGGTCTATTCCTAAGCTAGTTTGAATCTTATCAGAGTTATTTAGCGTAGCTGCAAGGCCGCCTGCGCGTTCATCAGCGCCAGAAGACGTTACAATTCTTTCACCGTTATTATTAACAACGTATTGCGCTTGCCCGTTTACGTCCCCAATAGACGTTCTCATTTGCCCCGCGCCCTCTACGCTACCCTGCAAACCGGTAGTATTTAAGTTGCCTCCGGTAAACGTAGGCGCGTTAACGCTTTTCGTCATTAGGTCAGCAGTAGCCGCAGAGCCACCTTGAATTGCGATATCAGGTGCAACGCCTTCAGAAATAGCTTGCTTAACTTTATCAAGCCCAGTCAACGCCATTCCCGATAAGCCTAATTGCGTAGCTTGGCTTTGGTTAAATAGCTGTTGGTCGTTAGCACCTAATGTTTGAGTTTGATTCCATTGCTGAGGGTCATACGTTTTAACAAAGTTTTTAGGTAACCCTTTTCCAGCATAATACGCGTCTTTTTGCGCTTGTGTTAAAGAAGTCATATCAAAAGGCATACTGCCTTGAGAATCAGGTTTTGCTGGGTTTGTATAAGTTACGCCAGTTGATGTGCCAGTAGGTGTATATTTTCCTGTTTCTGCGTCATACGAATACTGCTGTGGGCCAACTTGATTAGTCATGTTGCCGTATTGAGCCGCTATAGAGGCGTTTTGATTTCCTGCCGCCGTTTGTTGCGCAGCTAATTTATAGTCCGGCGCGGGCGGTGCTGAAGGTGTACACATGGATAATCCTCGTTAAAATGTATATGTCATGTTTGCGCAAGTGTGCTTGAACCCCATTCGTTCCCACAACTTTGCAACGCGTAAATCGGTCATTGCGCTAACATTTAGACGTTTTACTCCACGGTCACGCAGGTCTATAAGCCCAAAGCGTACTAAATTCTTACCAATGCCTTTTCGGTGTTCTTTTGTAATGTAGAGCGCATCTTCTTGCGCTATTAAATCCATATTGTGCATATCGTTTGTTATATAGACCGCGCAATGTCCTACTGGTTTGCCATCTAATCGCGCAACGTACATGATTAAATAGCCCGCATGACTAGCTTTTAAATATTCGTCAAGTCGCCAGTTAAAAGGTGAAAATTCTATATCCTGTTTTGCTAAACGTTCAAGCATTTCGCTGTAATGTGCGCGGAATAAAGGCTCGAATTCTTGCCATATATCGTGAAAATTCTCTATGCTGTAGGTGTAGCTCATTATAGTACGCCTCCGCCTTCAAATACATAGTCCGTTGCATAATAGCGTATGTCGGACGTTTTACTTGATGTTCTGATTCTAAACGTGCCGTAATAACCCATGCCCGATGCCATTTGCCAACGAGAGAAAGGCTGAATATTTCCGCCCCATTGTACGTTATCCCAAGTGCCAGAATCCCAAACACCTGCATTGGTAGCGAGAAGGTTATAGGGTTGAGGTGGTTGAGAATCTAAATCAAAATTAAGGTTAATCTGACCGGAGAAGGCAAACGCATAATCGTAGCCCATTGATACTTTAGCCATCGTCCAACGTTTAATTTGACTTTGACTGCCAAAAGCAGAAAACGCAGGTAGCAGGTCGGTATTGATGACCTCACCATCGTCAGTTGGTCCATCCCAAAACTTAAAGACTTTGCCACCTTGCCCGAAATACATTACGTTGTTAACAAACGCCCAACAGGTCGCATTAACGCCTGTAAAGCGTGACC